TCAGACCTAATGTGGTCTTGCTTTTGGGGGGTAGTTGTATATAACTTTTTGAAAAAAAAGAAATGATTAGGAGGTAACAGAATGAAACGACCAAATAGATATCCGTATTCTAAGAAGCAATGGGTTGAAAGCATTGAAGAATATTATAACTACTGCGACAGTGAGCCTTGTTTTTCGCTACGAGTTTTGGAAAATAGACCAACTGGAGAAATTAAAAGCGAGGGAGCAGAATGATGGGGATGGATGAAACGGTCGATGTAGAAGCATTGATCGGTAAAAACGTGATTAACGCTCTAGCTACTATTGTTTTTGATGGTGCGAAAGAGGTGGAAATCCCATTGAAATTAAGAAACGGAAAGAATTACAAGATTATAGTCAAGGAAGATGTCGAATGAACTTAGAAGAGCTAATCACAACACGCAATAAATATCAATGCATGCTAGATGATGCCAAGGCATTCAAGCGGTTATCTGAAAGAGTGGGTATACAAAATGCTACTGCCAACCGTGAGTGGTTGCGCAGGAAGATAAAAGAGTTGGATAAACAAATCGAAGAATTATCTGGACTGTAAGGGGTGCAATTCCCTTTGCAGTCATATGCCACAAAAATAAATGATAAAGGAAAAGCTTTCATTTATACAAATAGAATATCAATTCAATATCAGTCTTGAAGTGGCAGAAAGACAAAGCTTGTTACTTGTCAAAGAGTAGCAAGTCATACAGTGCGAGAAGACCAATAATTAAACTTTGGTTTTATCCTTAACACTCGCACTTGAACGGTCAAACTAAAAACAAAAAAGGAGTATCTTTCTAAATATGTTTCTATCATCACTAGGCGTCTGACCGTGCGCCACCCCTTGCCGAAGCGGGACCGTGGAAAGTTGCTGGAGCGTTACCAACCGAGGGGTTAAAGGGCTAAATAAAGAGAAAGGAGATGTCTCTCTTAATTCATAAATCAAAAATACAACATAAAAAATCACGATAATTCAAAAACAATCAGGCAGACCATTAGCCCTTGGTAGGCTTGATTTTAAGGGAGAGAAAGAGAATAGATGTTTTTTAACGAGCTACTGAAAAATAAAACCAAGGAGAATGCTAATCGCACGCTTAAGCGGTACAGGAATTATTTGCGTATTGCTGGGGAGGAGTACAGTCCTAAGGTTACAGCTACATACTCGCTAGAGCCAAAGAGTGCTCCAGGATCCCCAAGTAGGCAGACTGAGAATATGGTCTTAAGGAGAGTTAGTGCCCAGCAAGAACTAGAACACATCGCAGAGGCAATCAACAGATTGTCAGATGCTAATTTGTCGCAGATTTTAGTAGAGCGATACTGTCGTTTGAGATTTAAACAAGACAAGGAAATTTACCCATCTTTGGGCTACTCATCTAGCGAATATTATCGACTACTGGATCAAGCTCTATTTGAATTTGCGGAAGCATACAAGGGCGGGGAATTGCTTGTCTTTAATTTGGGAGACAATTGGGAGATTTG